CCATAGTCATACCACCGCCCATGTAACCTATTCTTCCACCCATGGCCAATCCAGATACATCTTTAGATCTCTGTGTTCCAAGGAAAGGATATTTAATTCTTATTGCTTTTAATTTTTCACCTGATGGATCTTTCATAGCTTCTATAACTTCTGCTCTGATACCTTCTATATCTAATCCTTCACCTCTATTTACTTCTGTTTGTTCTTCTTCAGTCATATTACCCATAAGAGCTCCTGCTCCTAGACCACCGACTAAAAGGCCAGTCATAAGATTGTTTCCTAATCCTGCTTTCATTAAATTATTTTTAACCATACCCGGTAAATCAGCTATACTAAATGCTTTAGACTGTGCTTTTATTGTGTTTGCACCAATGTCAGCTATAGTTTTACCTCCACCAGTTAAACCTTCTGCATATAAACCTGTAGGATCGCTTGGCACACCAGTTGCTAAACCTTCTGCATATAAACCTGTAGAATCAGCACCAGTAGCCATGCTTCTACCAGCTGTAGAAAATTTATCACTAAACATTTTTCCTATTCCACCTGTGCTTTGTATTGGACTACTAAAATAAGAACCAAAACCAGTTTGTCCTGGCATTGTTTTAAGAGAAGCACCTTGTAAATTTCCTGTACCACCACCAATACCTCTAGCTAATTGACCCATAGCGTAATTTTTTAATCCTGATTTAAGTGATGAACCTATTCTACCTGTTTTATCAAAGCTACCTATACCTGACATCAAACCTGCAGCTATCGGGTTAAACGGTGCAACAAACGGTGCAGCTTTAACTGCTATGTCTGCTACTTCATTTGGTATAATTTTTCTTACAAATTTTTTAAATTTACTTCCTAAACCATATTGTCGTCTACCATCTAGACCCATGATACCACCAAAGGCAGCCATCTGTCTTGGTATTTGTTGCTGTCTACTAGCTGATATAGTTTTAATCAATGCTCTTAATTCTTCTTTTTCCATTTCAGATAGACCTATAGTTTCTTCTTTCAATAATAATTCTCTAACTCTATCATTCTCACCACCAGCCATTTCCATAATCATTTGTTCACCACCTGCTTCTTGGTTTTGAATTCGATCCATTTCCTGCATTTGTTGTTGCATGATCATCTGTTCTTCTTGTGGAGACTTAGGACCTTCATTACCTGTATATTTAATACTAGGTGCGTTAGTTTCTAATTCTGTTGAAATGTCTATATCTGTTATTCCCATGGTTTTTCTAGTTTACTTTGTTTTACTGAATAAATCAAGAGGAGGCATGATAACTTTCACATCCTGTGCCATCTCTTCATTCTTATAACCTTTAGCTTCCCAGTCTTTTCTTGTCTTAAAAACCTCGCCAGTTTCCTTGTGTCTGTAAGTTTCTTCTACTTTAGCGTCATATACTTTCATTATGTTGTTACCTCTTTTTTGATGTTTAAATAACTAATAGCTACATCAAACGAGTCTGTTGTGCTTGATTGTATTGTAAGAGATGTACCACCTTCTATTATCAATGGTTGAGTTAATAACTCTGTTGTAACATTAGCTGTAAGTGCTGCTGATTTAATAGCTGTAATACTATTATTTGTAATTGTTACACTTGGTGTGCCAGCTGATGTAACAAGTATAGATTTTATAACATAGGTTTCACTAACCAAAGGATTGCCAGATCCTAATGGTGTAAGTGCACCACCTGTTGTGTTATTATCTATACCTACAAATTTATATTGATTTACTACTGCCATTAATCTAAAAAGAAACTTCTAGCTTCTATCTCCTGTTTTAATTCTTCTTGAAACGTTGTGTTTAATTTCTCTAACACACTATCTAAATCTCTAACTAGGGACTGAGCAATATCTGGTTCGTACTCGTCACTTGCTCTTGTTAATGTTTGTACTATCTTTGCCATTATGTATATAATTTTTTAAGTCGTTCTTGTATCATTGCACGTAATGCATCAGTATCTGCTGCACCCGCAGCTGTTGGATCTAAAGTTCTATCTTTACCTTCAAATCTTAAAATAATATCTTCTATTGTTTCTTCAGTGTCATCAGTTGGATCGTCAGTTGTATTACCAGTATACACATCCATAATACCTCCTCCACCATCTCCTGCACGTTCGTTAATTGCATTCTGCCCCATGTTTTCATTACCATATGCTCCAACTATTCCTGACGTTCTATCTTTCATATACTTTTGGTAATCTTCTATTCCATAACCATAACCATATTTACCTGCTACGTTTTCTGCAAAGAATTGTTTATTTTTTTTATTTCCAATTTTACCTAAAAAATTTCCCACTGTGTTTAATATCATTCCACCTGGTACAAAAGGAGGAATATTCATTGGTTCAGGGACATAGCCTCTAAGATTTTGTGCATCTAAATAATTATTGTAACGGTTAGTTTCTAAACCTTGGGTCATGTAAGGTTGATCAAATGTTACTGAAGGCTTACCCATAAGAAATTGATTTGCAGAACCAGGTAAATTGATTGGATTACCTATTCTATATTGTTCCTTTATATTCATTGGATCAATTGAAGTTTCTGTAAGAGGAGTATCAAATCTAGTATCAACAATCTGAGTATTTCCTGGAAACGTAGTTCGTGTTGGAGCCACTGGCCCATCACCTCTTGTCTCTTGACCACTACTTCCTCCAGGTGCTGATGAATTTGTACTGCTTGTGGCAGCTCTGCTACTTGTAGCTTGATTACTTCGACTACTTGATCCGTAAGCATCATCACCACGATACCCTGGTCTTGAACCGTCTAAAGATTTAGCAACTCTTTGACCTTGTGCATACATTATTCTTTTATCAATCATTATCTTCTTCCTCCAGATTGTATATCTAACCTAAAAGTCCCTAACTTCCAACTAGTATCTACTGCTGTATTAGATATAGTAAGTGCTATAGCTCTTCCTCTAGCTCTGGTATCTACTTTTGTAGTGTTAGGTGTTAAAGTAAAAGGTCCTAATGGTGAGCTTGCAGCTGTATCATTTGGATAATCTCTAACTTCTAATTGAGCTATTACATTATTTTGCTGAGAAATAAAATCAGGAACGATTCTACTAATTCTCATAATAAATTCTCCATCTCCTCTAAGGTCAGCCATGTTACTAGCAGCACCTTTAATTATTTTTTGAGTTATATCATAATCACCAGAAGTAATATTAGCTGGAATAGCCACAGCCGTGGTCCCTGCTTCTTGTTGATTAACTCCTGTCTCGTGTTCAAAATATATTGTTACACCTTCCGTATTACCTTCAACATCAAATGAGTCATCATCTCCTGCATTGTATTTAGTTGCATGAGGTAAACCAAACACAGCAGAATCTTGCCATGTACTTCTTGGAAACAAACTATTTGCATTCGTAAACCATATAGGACGTTTTGCTGTTGAGTCTAAATAACTATATGTTACTGCTCTATTAACTACATTAGATGTAGATGTTGGATAGAACCAAGTGATTTCTCCAAACAAGTTATTAATACCACAATATACTAATTGATTAGAAGTTGTGTTAAGATCATCATAAACATAATCTTCAACCAAACAATCCATAGATTCTAGTTTACCAGCAAATCTAAAGAAACCATTATCAGACATCCAGTACGCTGCACCATCAACTTCAACGGCTGCATTCATACCTATTAACCCACAGTTAGTTCCAACTTGTTCATAAGCAAAAGTAAATGGAGTTCCAACAAATTTCATAGTAAACAAAGAAGTATCACTCCAAATGTAAATTGCATTTCTACCAAGTTTAGCACCCATGATCCGTGATCCAGAGGCCAGTCTTTGTGTACCAGCACTGTTGGTTGCTGTAGGTTGATAGTCTTCTATATTTTCTTGAGATGAAAATCTTATAAACATATCATCTTGTGTAGTTTTATCACCAATCGTTTTTTCTGTTCCAAAAAATACTAAGTGACGATCGGGAGTCGATACTAACATGTCACGAGATGCTGTTGGTGCATTAGGAATAATTACTGCTCTATTACCTGTAGCATTTGTTGCGTCTGCATCCCATTTAAAACATTCACCATTATGGATTAACGCAATTAAGGTACTTCCTAAATTGTCCAAGGACCATAGACCAGGATCAATTACTGAATCGGTGTTAGCTGCTGGTGAACCCCAACCTGTAAAAGAAGACGTGTTTGTTACAGTAACACCAGTGTTGTGGGCTGCTCTCGTAGTTGCCCTAGCCGCTCTTGTTATACCTGTAAGTTTACTAGCTGTAATTCCTGTGTAAGATATTTCCTCTGTTCCTACTTGAATAAAGTTTGTACCTGTACTTGGAAAACCTGTTGTACTACCTAAAGTAATTTCTGTAGCCGAACCATTGTTCCCGTTTGTGTTGTCTCCTAAAGCACCATTTAAAGTAGTAGTTAGTGCTCCTAAAACATTACCACCCCATAAAGATATACCCCAACCAAAAGCTCCTAGTTGTTCTGCAGGTCCTACGTGATAGTATTGATAGTATTTAATGCCACCAGATGTTGTTGCACCCGAACCAGTTTCATTACTAGGCATTGTAATTGTAATAGTAGCGGGTGAAGGCACACTAGTTACCATAAATTTTTTATCATTAAAATCCGCTGCACCAAAATTAGAATTTGTAATAGCACTAAAATCACTAAATAAAATAATGTCTTGAGCTTGAAAAGTATGGGGTGCGGGAAAAGTTATGGTAACAATTGGTTGACCTTGAGTCGTGCTAAATGCACTTGTAAGTGCTGTGCCTGTTGGATTAACTAAAGGATGAATGTCATAAAATACACCACCTGAATAAATGTATAAAATTTTATTAGTACCAATAGCTGCATATTTTACAGAAGCAGTGCTAACTAAATGATGTAAACCTCTAGCAGCACCAGTAAGTTTTGACTCACCTAATTGATTCCAACCACCTATCTTCTCCGGTGTACCATACCTAAAACGTACGTTCTCTCCTTCAACCCATTGGCTTTCGGCCCCGGTATCTGTAACTTGTTTATTGAATCCTGGTAAAAATCCTAATTTTTGTAGCATATAAAAACCTGTTTATTATGGTTTATATCAAATTTAATGCT